GGCGTGTGCCTAATATAGTGGTAATTCTCCGGATTCAGTCCCTTGCTACTAAGTAGCTCCTTCATCCAGCGCTTTAAGCGCTTTTCTTGCATTTCACTCACCTCTCTACGCTGATTTTGTTTCTGTTAGTGTACCTGTGGGTACGGTAGGATTCACCCTCTTTTAATTCCAGTCTTGACACCTGATCTTCCCACCAAACGGAAAACCTTTATACACTTATTCCTTTGTTACCGCTTGGTATCATGCGGGTAAAAAAAAGTTCCTCAACAGATACCCCCAAAGCGTTGGCTATGGCTGTAGCTTCTAATAGTGTCCATCCGTTGTTGTTCCTGAGTTTTCTTTTGAGAGTTGCGATTGAAATGCCGCTTTTTTTAGCTAATGTTTCTTGAGACCAATCCTTAAAAGATAGTAACAATTTGATATTCCCACTTGCATACTTGAAACTCTGCATACGAGTCACCTCTTTTCAATTGGTTTTGTTACCGTCTGGTATCATTTTATCACTAAACAATTTCTTTTGCAATACCTTTTAGATAAAATTTTAAAATTTTTATTGCAAATATGAAAAGATGTTGATTTCGACGAAATATGGCGAAAAAATTTGAAAAAATCTTTTGTTTGAATTTGAATTTGGGTGTTGACATTCGAGTTTGATTTTGGTATACTATAATCAAGAAATGAGACGGAGGTAATCAAAATGAAATCGATATCTTGGACAGGATCAAAGGGAAATAAAATCGAGTTACGCGCATACTGCACGATCACGATGGAAGATCGTATCGTTGACCTCGATGGCGATGTAATTGTTAGCGGCAAAGAGCCCAGCATAGACGCAAACCTCGAGCTGTGGGTTGACGAGAAAAAGGTTGACAGCTGCTGGGATATAAACTTTTGGAAAATTATCGACACAAGGTCAGGGTACAAGAAAATCTGGGGACTGCCTGTAGGAATGACTGATGAACTGGCTGCAAAAGTAGAAAAGTTTTTAAAGGACGTCATAGAATCAGGGAAAAGCGAAGAGGTAAAAGCTTTTGAAGCTGACAAGGCCGAAAAAGAAAAAGTCGAGCGCAGGGCCGAAGCTCAGAGGATTGTCGATGAAGCCGCAAAGTCTACAGAGCCTCTTATGACAAATGAAGAATACAAAGCATGGCGCAAGCAGTATAACGACATCCACAACGAGGGCGGCGAAGGATACATACCGGAACGGATCACGGTTGAACAGCTTGAATATGCAAAAAAGGTACTTGCAGAGCAGTAAATATATAGCGGCTGTCCTATCGGCGATACGGGGAGAATGGAGGAAATACCATTGGAAGAAACTTTAAAAAAGAAGGGTATACAGGCTGGCAATGTTGCTCCCGGCAGGGTGAATATCTGCACCAGCTGGGGTGGCCGCAGGGAAGGAGCCGGAAGAAAGCCAACTGGACGAAAGAAAAAAATATACTATGTTACTGATGATGAGAACGCAAAGTTGAGAGAATACCTACAAGAGCTTAGAAATAAGCCTCGGTGATAAACTGGGGCTTAAAAATTTTTGAAAAAATCTTTTGAAAAAGTGTTGACATTATCCTTATATCGTGATATATTATACATAAGAAATCACGATACGAGGAAGCGAAAGGGGTTTTGAAAATGGCTTGGTATTACGGAACATATTCATGTGGCCACGAAGGCCGAGTAAATATTATAGGCAAGGAAAGATACAGACAATCAAAAGCAGACAGTCATTTTTCTAGGTTATGTCCAGAATGTTACAAGAAGAAGAAGCAAGAAGAAAATGCTGAAGCAAATGCGGCTTCTTCCGAAAAAGCAAAAGAATTGGGTTTACCGGAATTGAAAGGCACCGAAAAACAAGTTGCTTGGGCAAATACACTCAGGCAACAATTGCTTGAGAAGTTTGAAGCCAAAATCAAAGAAGGGTTTACTTCTTCAGTTGCAAAAAGGCACGGAATCACAGAAGAAAAACTCCGTGCAACACTTCAAAATATCCTTTCTACAAAAACAGATGCAAAGTGGTACATAGACAACAGGGATATCGGCAGCTACCAAATTATCGAATGGATGGAGCAATACGATGCTGGGGCTGATGAACCCAAAACACAAGAACCAAAGAAGCTAGAAACCAAAACAGTTATGCCGGAGAATTGCGAACACAAGGAGCCGGCGATAATAAAACTACACGAAAGCAAGGTCATAGTAGAATTCCCACGCAACGACAAATTTAGAGAGATTGTGAAAAATCTTGGTTTCACTTGGGGTAGTTGTTGGGTGAAAGAAATTACGAAGTACAATGGCCCAGCTCGGGACCGGGCTGTTGAACTTGGCAACAAATTGTTGAACGCTGGGTTCCCTATCAATATGGATGCTGGGCTTATAGACGACGCGGTCTCTGGCAATTATAAGCCAGAACAAAAGCGTTGGATTAAGGCCTTCATATCCGGCGAACATGAAGGCAAATTGTCAATATCCTGGGTGGGATATGATGACGATTTGTACAGAGTTGCCAAGAAGCTGCCTTCCGCCAAGTGGACTGGAAAAAGTCTGGCGGTAAAGGTGAATTACTGGCAAGAAGTTGAAGACTTCGCAAACTTGTACGGCTTTTCCTTCTCAGATGGCGCGAAGGAACTTATTGAGAAGTACAAGTTGCAAGATGTTGACGTCGTAACTCCGACGGCTCAACATGAAGAAAAAGCAGTTGATGGCTTGAAAAAAATATTGTCATCTAGCGATGAGGTACTAGATGACCTCAGAGAGGAGGGAATATAACGATATTAAAAACGGAACTTTTAACGCACCAAATTCCTGCGGTAGAGAAGCTCCAACAAATCAAAGTTGGGGCACTCTACATGGAAATGGGTACAGGCAAGACAAGGACGGCGTTGGAACTCATACGCCTCCGTCTTGATGCTGGAAAAGTAAATAAGGTATTGTGGTTATGTCCTTGCAGTGTCAAGACGAATTTATGGATAGACATTCGTAAACACTGCGAGGGCCCGTACGATTGGTTAAAAATTGCAGGCATTGAAAGCTTGTCATCATCTGACAGGCTATATCTGCAACTATTGTCTTTTGTGCAAACAAACCAAGTTTATCTCATTGTTGATGAGAGCAACTTAGTGAAAAACTTCTTCGCTATTCGAACAAAACGAATAGTGAAGCTTGCTGAGCTGTGCAAATATAAGCTTATTTTGAATGGCACACCAGTGAGCAAAAACGAAGCGGATCTGTTTGCACAATGGTACATTCTAGATAAGCGAATATTGGGGTACAACTCATTTTGGAGCTTTGCGGCAAATCATCTAGAGTATGATGATAAAGGCAAAGTTAAAAGAACTCTTAATGTTGACTATCTTACTCGCAAGATAGCCCCATATTCGTATACTGTCAAAAAAGATGAATGCCTTACCCTGCCCCCAAAAAAGTATTTTACTCAATATTTTGACTTGACAGAGGAGCAGATGGAAGAATATGAACTTGCTAAATTTCATTTGCTTGGGCAGGTAGACGAATTCGACAATACAACTATATACAGGCTATTCGCCGGACTACAGCAAGTAGCTAGCGGCCGCAAATTAACGTCTATTAAGCCGTTGAGAAGTGAGCCTTTTTTCAAAAATCCTTGCGACAATCCACGAATACAAACACTGCTCAACGAATTACCAGCTGACGGGAAAAAAACAATCATATGGTGCAAGTATCAACATGAAATTGACGATATTTGCGCAGTATTGACGGAGAAGTTTGGCCCGGACGCTGTATCTGTATTCTGCGGAAAGTTAAATCTCTCCAAAAGAGTGAGCCAAATTGAAAAATTCAGAGACCAAGCCCAATTTTTCGTAGCTAATAAATCTTGTGGGGGCTATGGCTTGAATCTTCAATTTTGCTCAAACATGATATACTATTCAAACGACTTCAACTGGGCAACAAGGGCTCAGAGTGAAGACAGAATACACCGTATCGGTCAAGAAAATACTGTGCATATTACGGATATATGCGCAGACAGTAAAATTGACATAAGGATACTCAAAAATCTGCACAGCAAAGAAAGGCTGTCAGACAGTTTTAAATCAGCTCTAGCCGAAAAACGTAATATATCTGATTGGCTAGACGGAAAGGATGATGAATATGATAAGAATAGGGCTGGGACCAAAAGAAAAGCAGAAAGTCGTTGATGAATATTTGAGTAATAATAACATCAACAAAGTTTACTGCTTGTATTATCGCGATTTCAAACCTTCTTACAAGACTGACTGCGAAATCGAATATGTCGAATACGCAGATATTATCATGTACAAATATTTTTATCGTCTACTTGAAGAAATAGACGATAAGAAACTCATTATTGTTGATGGTTGTATGAGGACACAAAATAGGAGTGAACTTACATACAACTGCGCGCATCATTATCTCAATCAAACGCCACATAAAATTATCTTTGAACACTTCCCTATTATCGACAGCAAGGATGATTTTATGATTCTCCTTGACTTCGAAAACAAGGGGAAGTACAAAGGCAAATCTTTTGATTATATCTTCTTGCATGATGAAGATATAAAAATCAAGCCTAGAAAAATTAAGTTGAACACTATTCCAGTTGAAATATCAGAAAAAGACTTCGAAAATTATGAAAAGAAAAAAGAATATCTTTTTGATAATTTGGGGAACAAAGACCCGAACACTATCCCCCGAGAACTTCAATTGTTCGCGGGTAACCTAAAGAAAAAGGCAATTCAGCCAGATAAGTTGTATGTGGCCCGGAACAAACGCTTTAAACTCGACAATGTGCTTGCATATAACGAAATTGCAGGCAAGGGAGACTATATAGTCATAGATGCCCATTATAGACGGCTTAACATGAATGATTTTCTGAGAATATCAGGAATGTCAACTATAAAGTATCTATGCACAACATTATCAATTGATAATGTAATAGTAAATGAATTCTCAAAATGGAAAGCGAGGTTGGATGCCATATATGCTCAAGCAAGTTTATATTAATAAGACTGTATTAGAGGCCGCAAAAGAGCGTATAGCAAAAGTTTTCGACGACTTTGAAAATATATGCATCTCTGTCAGCGGTGGCAAAGATAGCACCGTTTTGGCGCATCTGGTGCTATCTGAAGCGCAAAAGAGAAATAGGCGTGTCGGCATATTCTTCCTTGACGAGGAAGTAGTATACGACAGCACTATCACTCAAATTAAATATGTTATGAGCATGTTTCCCGAAAACACTATACCACTTTGGTTTCAGATTGAATTCAATCTCACCAATGCTACGTCATACAAAGATAGCCAACTGAAATGTTGGGAAAAAGGAAAACACGAAATTTGGATGCGTAGCAAAGAAGCTACAAGCATAAAAAACAAGCCTTGGGCAAAAGAAAACGAGACTGTCAGGGACAAGGTAAAAGGCTTTGGTTTCTATGATGCTATAGAGAATTTCCAAAACAGTAGAAAAAATACTGCGTTCTTCGTTGGGCTCAGAGCTACTGAAAGCCCAAATCGCTGGAGGGCCGTATCGAAGAATCCCGGGCATAAAGATTGGTACTGGTCTACAAAAATGAAAAACGGAAATATATCGGCATATCCTTTGTATGATTGGAACTTTCATGATATATGGAAGTATATCTACGACAACAATCTTAAGTATTCTAAAATATATGACTATATGTATAAAAAAGGCATGGGATTGCAAGAAATCAGAGTGTCAAGTCTCATACATGAGAAATCATTCAAGGCTCTAGTAGAGTTGCCGGAGTTTGAGCCAAAAACATATGACAAACTTTTGAAGCGGCTCAAAGGCATACAGCTAGGGCACATTTACGGCAAGGAAAATAAACTACTTAAAGTACGGTCCCTGCCAAAAAACTTCAAGAGTTGGGTTGAATACAGAGACTTTTTGCTTGAGACTTATCCAGATGCAGAGAAAAAGCAAATCTTTGAAAAAAGGTTTGCAAAACATCTAAACAACAATTATGTAGCGCGCCAACAATGCCGGCAATTGATACTGAATGATTACGAGAACAACTTGCCAGTAGACAATAAGCCGGACCCAAGAGAAGAAACGATAAAAAAATGGAGGGAATTATTATGAGAAAGATTGAAACACCACTCGGATCATTCGAGATTCAAGATGCTCCAGTTGTAAAAACTAAAAAAGGAGACTTGAAACTACCCGCACTAACAACTATACTTGTTCCAATGGAATTAGTGCAGGCAAACAACTATAATCCAAACCATGTTGATGACAGCAATATGAAACTGCTCGAACTTTCAATATTGCAAAATGGATTTGCTTTCCCTGTTGTAACTGTATGGGACCCCGATTTGGAGAAATTCGTTATAGTTGACGGGTTCCACAGATATCAAATCATGAAGGATTATATAAAAGCAACTCACTTACCTATTGTTGTCCTTGAGCATGATATATCCAAAAGATTGGCTGCGACGGTTCAATTCAATCGTGCTAGAGGAGTACATCAGGTAGACCTCATGGGCGAATTAGTACGCTCTTTGTTTGAGCAGGGGCAAGACGATGAAACAATAGCAAAACAATTAGGGATGGACATTGAAGAAGTATTCCGACTCAAACAAATCACTGGAATAGCTGAGTTGTTCAAAAATCAAATATACTCAAGAGCGTGGGAAATGCAAGAAATTGAGGAGGGTAAAATATGAGTGACAAATGGAATTACGGAGATGCATACAAAAGGTATCCTTTAACAAACGAACCTTACGAATTCCCGGACGGCAGCATAGTCAAAGTGCATGATATATTCAACCCTTTGCCGGATTTCATGAAAAAAGCTGATTTAATGTTCGTTGACCCACCTTGGAATCTTAGCAACTTAAACACTTTCTACACAAAAGCAGATAAGATTGACGAACATAAAGACAGTTTTGAAGCTTTTTACAAAAGATTATTTGAGTGCATTGGCGAAATAAAACCTCATACTTGCTATGTTGAAATAGGCAAAGAGTATCTGGCAGACTTTATTGTAGATATGCGCAAACAATACAAGCACGTTACGTTCTATAATAGCTCTTACTATCACGATAAAAATAAAATATGCTATATTGTGCGCGGCAGCAAGAATTTCAAAAAACCTAAACTTGACTATATGGATGAGGAAAATATTATCGAATGGATATGTGCAAACGAAGATTATGAATGTATTGGTGACTTATGCATTGGACGCGGATTAGTTGCTGTCAATGCATATAAAAATAACAAAAGATTTGTAGGTACAGAACTAAACCACAAAAGGTTGTCTGTGTTAGTTGAAAATATTAAAAAGATGGAATCAGGCAAAATTAAGGAGTGAGAATAAATATGTCAGCATTAGATGAAGTTATTACACTATCAGAAGCAGCTGAAAAATGGGGCCTTGATACTTCTACTTTCAGGAAAGCAATACTTCGTGGCGAATTTGCACAAGATGAATACCGGAAAACAGATAAAACAATCCTCCTACTTGCTTCGTCTGCGGAAAGATTCGCAAAAAGCCGAAATCCTCGAACGAAGAAAAAATAAAAAATTTCAAAAAAAGTGTTGACATTATCCTTATATCGTGATATATTATACATAAGAAATCACGATACGAGGAATGGGGGAATTAAAATGTTAAGCAAAGAAGCGCAAGCAAGAATTAATGGTATTGTTGAGGAACTAATTGAAGGAAAAAGAAATGTTGACACTAAGCCTAACGCAGAGTGACGGGGCGAGCGCCCCGGTAATGCGGGAGCCCGGTCACAACCCCGGGCGATGCAAAAATTACGGTTGGCAGTGAGCCGTGAAAACTGCCATAAAGGAGGTTAAAATGTATAAATTTGATGCCCATCCAGGATATAAAAGATATTATACTTATTCTGTGTGGCAATTAGAGCCGCACAAGATGGAAGAAGAACTTAAACGAAATTTGCCTTTTGATGGTACTATATACAAAGGCGAGTTAGGGAATATTATCCCTATTCTTAAATGTTTGCAATGTGAATGTACATTTGTTTTTGACCCTTTGTATCCTTCATGTCCGTTTTGTGAAGGTAATGCAAAGTTTAAAGATACTGGCAAAGATATTGAAGTTCGCTGTTGGCCTGAAAGAACTTTAATAAAATACAGATACTTCAAAAAGGATGATGCTATATATTGCATACCCGAAGGTCACATTAAGCACAACACATCTTATTTTAGTTTTCTTGGCAATATCAATAATTATATTGAAATCCCGAAACCATATTTTTCTCTTATCGCTTCATACGAAGAACCTTGTGGTACCTGCGGGTATCATTACTATGGAATATACAAAGACCAGGATGGCGGTTTGTGGGAGTTGTTTGAAGACCATCTTTCTGGGGATGACTATGTGAAAATTTTCAAAAGCTTTGGACATAGATGGAAAACTATTGAAGAAGCTGTCCAGACTTGGAAACGGTGGGAAGAAGAAAATGAGATTGCTATATTTATTCAAGAATAGTATAGCCCCTATAATAGGGGCTATACTAGAAAAAATATTGATAAAAACGTTTCAATCCTTATTTTCCTGGATGATTATAGTTTAGCAGGGATTGAAACGAATGTCAAGCCCCGAGACTAACCCGGGGCTTTTTTCAACGCTGCAGTTATCAACGCAACAGCTTCTGCTCTCGTTATTGGCTTATCCGGTTGAAACGTCCCGTCCGGATAACCTTTTACCCAGCCTTCAGCTATTGCCTGACGTATGAGCGATTCTGCCCAATGCCCCTTGATATCTTGATAAGGTTCTGTCAAAAAATCGATTATCTCTTTGAATGGAAACAATTGACCCGGACAGTTTGGCCGCTCCTTTTTATCAATCTCATAATGGCCGATTATTGTTTTCCGTGACGGTACAATTTCATGGCCGTATTTTTCTTTTACATATGCAATTATGTATTTGTGCAGCATCTTTGTTGCCTCAAGCTGCGCTGGTGTCAAAGCTCCCTTCGTTTCGGTCCAAACTCCTTCATGCTCAATGCTGACTGAGTACCAGTTGGGACTTGTGTCCTTGCCCCTTTTGAGTACCAGCTCGGCCGTAGCATTTTCTATTCCAGATGTCAGGCCATTGGCCCAAGCGCAATCCTCTATCGCAACAAACTGGTATATCTCACCTTTTTTACTCACTCCAAAATGGGCGCTGGACCCGGTATTGTTTGGTGATGTAAACCAACTTATCATGCTGAATATAGAACCTTCTGATATGTGATTAACTATCATCTCAGGGATCCTGCGTCTTCTGTCTGACTTGTTAGTTTTTGAGTTTCCGACAAATTTGATATTTTCTTTGCCCCACTCAAGGATATCCATTACCCTTCCCCCTTCCGGCTCAGCGCCTCAATAGCTTCCTGGAGTTTTTTCGGAATCGGAACCCCCATAAGGCCAGCATTTTCGATTATACTTATTAGCTCGTTTCCGCACAGGGCAATTATGACTGCATCGCGTATATAGTCCGTCCCTGTGAGGATATCAAGCCGTACAGCAACCAGAACCATGAGGAGCATCATAATCTTCTTTGCTAATCCTTGTAGTCCGGCTTTGCTGCTTAGTGCTCCATTTTCGGTTTTCTGTGACTTGTGGAATACGCCAGCGACTATAAGCCCAGTGAAATAGTCAATCGCCATGAAAACTACCAACGTAGTCAGACCAGCGTCCCATCCACCGAAAATACTTGACACAAACGCTCCTGCTGCTCCAATAATCGTTAATATTCCTTGTTTCATTATTTATTCTCCTCTCATTTTAACGTTCCGCTTGCCGGTCTTGTGCCATTTTCTATACCACTCATGAAGTTCTGAAACGGAAGCACCGACGGTTATGCCGCACATGGCTACATTTCCTCGACCGTAACCATCTGCACCTCTTCCACCTATGACTAAATCCCCGCTTGTCGATAT